TTCAACGCACAAAAATGATGTTTTTATGCGCCCCAAAAATATTTTTTACGCATTCGCAGTAAGACTTCCCAAACGCGCATACAATCTTGTCTTTCGGTGCGATTGGCGACCGATACGGTTTTTCATGGCGCTTGTGTTTTTTGGGTCGGCATTAGTACAATTTAAGTTTGCCCTTTCGCCTAATATGTTGGCGCTAGCAAGTTTTGTTTATTTTTGCGCATCAATCAGTAGCATAGTTTTTGGCAGCTTTTACCTTTTTGTCAGTACGAGCGACAGCGCCGAAAATAATTCAAGGGCGCTTGAAAAACGATACTTGGTAGAATTGTCAATGTTTCTGGTGTGGATATGGGTAGCATACATTGACTGGTATGCCTACACTAATGGTATGATAAAGATGGACCCAGTTTCGTGGCAACATCATATTATCATCAACGTTATTATTTCGCTCACTTTATTTTGTGCGTTTTTGAACGCCATAAGTTTAGCGGGAAACGTTAAAAACCACGAAATTGGGGAGGGAAATGGATGAAAAAATATGGAACTTCGCGCTTAAAGTTGGCGGGACTGGCGGGTTTTTAATTGTTTGCGCGCTTTTAGCGTGGAAAGTCGGTTTGTTTTCTTGGCTTGGCGCTTGGGTTAATCGGAATAAGAGCGGTGAAGACACCCTTAAATTGATGAATGAAGCAAGCGCCGAAATTCATAATCGCCAAAAAGAAGAAATTAAGGCGCTGCGCGAAGAAATCAAAGCGTTAAAGGAAGACCATAATAAAGAGTTGAAAGAAAAGAAAGAGGCGTTTGCAATCCTTGAAGCGCAATACGACTTGCTTGCTTCTCAATATCGAGAAGCAATACGCAACATCGGTTACAACGAAGCGCGGTTGCTGGCAGAAAACAGGCAACAGCGAGAGCGAATCATAGAACTAGAAGCGGAATTAGCGAAAGCGCAAGCGGAAATCGCATCGCTTAAAAAGATTTTAAACTCCGACAACGATTACACCCCTATTTCATCCGAATAATGACAGCGTTGCAATTAGCATCTATAACACGTCAGCCCGTATCTGAAATGGAACGGTGGGTTTTGCCGCTAACTCAAGTTTTCGAGCGCTTTGCAATCAATACGCAGCGGAGAAAAGAATTTTTCTTAGCGCAAGTGGCTTTTGAAACGGCGGGTTTTACGCGCCTAGAAGAGAATTTTAGATACTCGCGACAACGATTGTTAGAGGTTTTCCCAAAATATTTCACTCCTGCAATTGCAGCCCAATACGCCGTCAACCCGCAAGCTATAGCCAATAGAGTTTATGCTAATCGCATGGGTAACGGCAATGAGGCAAGCGGCGACGGGTGGCGCTATCGTGGGCGGGGATTAAAGCATCTTACAGGGAAATGGAACTACGAACAATGCGCCCGCGATTTAGGCATTGATATTGTGGAAAGCCCTGACCTGCTTTTAGAGCCAGATTACGCCGCTCTTTCGGCGGCTTGGTTTTGGGATAGGAACAAGTTAAACGCAATTGCGGACAAGAATGATTTTAGTCTCCTCACAAGGCGGATTAACGGCGGGTTGAATGGCTTAAAAAACAGAGAAATTTTTTTACAACGCGCAAAAGCGCATAAACTCTAAAACTATGGATGAAGACCCCAAATACGTTCCGGCAATTACGCCCGTTTTGCCTAATATTAAACCGCCGGAACTTCCGGTAATTGATGAAAAGGCGCAAAAAAGGTTGCAAGAAGCTGTGCAATTAGCAAAGGAGCACAGAAAAATTATTACACAAGAGCCAACATTGCTAGAGAATATAGGCGAAAAAATTAAATCATTGAACAACGCAAGGGAAAAGATGACAACTAGCGTTGGCTTAGGCGCGGCGGCTTTCCATTATTACGAGGCTTTTGAGGCTTTTATCACCGGTAATATGGTTGTTGGCTGGCTGAAAATAGGGCAGGGGACGGTTGCCCTTGTTATCGGCATTATTTCAAGAGACCCACAATTAATTTCCAATAAAAAAGGATAATCAATCATGCAAAATACAACACTTGACACGCAACAACTCGACAATTTCGAGGATGCTATCGTAAAATTTTTTACCGGTCTTGCCAACGGCTGGCAAAACGGCGAAGAAATCCCGAATTTGCTCAATATCGTTATGCAAATGCCGAATGCAAGCGCTATTGTATCTCAATGGAAAAACGCATGGCTCTCTGGCGACTACGACGCCGCTAGAGAAGAAGCGAAAGAGTACATTGATTATATTTTTGATTTTCTTGCTTCTCGCAAGGCAAATCCATAATGGGTTTGCCTCTTTTTCTCCTATGCGTATTTTTTGATTTGCAATAGTGGCAGAGCCAATATTTCATATTGCCGACGAAAGCGGGAACAATAACCGCAATCTTAAAAATACGTTAGGGGAACTGTACCCCGGCGCTACCGGCGACGTCCTAACGCTGCAATCAAATGGAGAATGGGCGGCGCAAGCCCCAGCGGGCGGCGGCGGCGCTAAGCTCTTTATGGAAAAGGTCATAATTTCAGCCGATAACGTTATACCGCCGCTTTCTTATACCCCTGTAGACCCTTCACAAGTGCGGATGGTGGTTCGCAACGTAATACACACGCCAAAAAGCAATGATTTTAGTGTTTTGGGGAAAAACGTAACGATTGCAAATACTGGTTATGTAATTAAAGCGGGTTGGCACGTAGAATTTCACTACGAAACTCTCGACACAATCGTAATGCCTACAATAACGTCGTTTAGTCCTACAAGCGGCACGATAGCCGAAACGGTGGTCATTACAGGCGCGAACTTTGTAAACGTTCAATCGGTAACAATAGGCGGGGTTAATCAACCATCATTTGTTGTTGATTCCCCAACACAAATAACCGTAACGCTTGCTAATGGCTCTTACGTTGGTACGGATGTAGTCGTAACAACTGGCACAGGGACAGCCTCGCAATCGGGTTTCACGTTCAACAGCCCAGCGCCAACAATTACAAATATATCGCCGTTAATCTCTGCTATTGGCAACGAAGTTGTAATAACAGGCGTTAATTTCATAAATGTTTCAAGTGTGAAATTTGGCGGTGTTAATGCTGCTTCGTATATTGTAGATAGCTCTACGCAATTGCGAGGCGTTATAGCGGACACAGGCGCGGCGGGGACGGTAGAAATTACAACCCCGTTTGGCACGGCAACGAGCGCCCAATCTATTACGCTTGACCAGATACTTATTTTCCCTAGGTCTGGTCGTACAATGACTAACAACCTTACGGTATTTGGCGGGCTTAATTATGTTGCTAGCGCTAGCTCTTTCGCATTTGCGGGGCGTGAGCCGTATTTGGCGTTTAACCTCGTTTATACAGATTTTTGGCTCGCAAGTAGCGGTACAAATGAATGGTTGCAAATTCAATTCCCATTACGCGCTAGAGTCCGAAGGTATCAATTAGCGACCGCGAACGTTAATAACAGCCATCACCCCCGAAATTGGCTTTTCCAAGCTTGGGACGGATCCGCATGGGTAACGCTTGACACAAAGGTTAATCAGTTTTTATCATTTAATACTACCTATAACTACCCTATAACCAACAACGTCTATTACGACCGATACAGATTGTTTGTGCAAAATACGCAGACAGCAGGATGGGCGGTAGCATTGGCTAACTTAATTCTTCACCCTGTATAAATGACACAAACACATTTTTCCCAAATAACTCCTATCCCGCCTTCGCATATTGATACAGTCGGCGCGGTAAATGGGAACAACATAGTTTTCAACGGCACATCATACGTACCGTTGTTCCCTGTTTCGGCGTTTAATAATGGAACGCCTTTGGGGCGTGTGGAAGAAATTAATATCACGGGCGCGGGCGGTTTCGCAAGCGTAAGCGGTAAGCGCATGACAATTAACGTAGGTAGTGGATTTAAGGCGCGTTCGACCTCTCCCCTTATTCCGTATCAGGATATTACATTTTTAGACATAGGAGCGGGCTTATTAGCGGGCTTTAGCCCTAATACGCTAACAATATCAGCAAGCGCCGCAACGCCTGTCATCGGTATTTCTAACGCAGGCAGCGGGGCTGGTATTGTAGAAAATCCTGGCGCTAGCAGTTCGTTTACACTTCGTAGTATTAGCGCCGGTTTGGGAATTACTGTAACACAGATAGGAAGCGTCATACAGATTAGCAGTAATGCAGGCGGCGGTGGAGGCGGCGGGCTTTCCGGAGTTTCTGGTAACGGTTTGACCGTTTTCCCTAATGCCGTTACTTTAGCATTGGCAACCAATTCAAGCGCGGGCGCAGCCCCAGCGCTTACGGGAATATCTACCGACTATCTAGCAGGGGACGGCGTATATCGCGCTTTGCCTAGTTCTTCAGGCGTTACGACATTTAACGGATTTAACGGCGCGATACAACTTATGAACGGCATGAATACGACTGTTGTACCATTGGGCGGCGGTCAGTTCCGCATAGATGCAACGGGCGGCGGTGGAGGCGGCGGCGCGGTAAATCAAGTAACAAGCGGCGCTCCTTCGGTTCTTACTGTTTCGCCCACAAGCGGGAATGTTGTAATAACTCCAAACGGGCAATCTGTAACGCTTAATAGCGCTTGGAATCCTAGTACGCGACTGCTTAGTATCCCCGTTGGCGTGTATCAAAACGGCATTTTAACAAGTTCCGCATTGAATCAATTTGACTTGTCCGCAACGGGCGGCTATGGCACGGTAGAGGTGCGATACAACGGCGTTACAATCAACCCAGCGGCTGCAATACTTAATTTTACAGGCGCGGGCGTTACAAACGTTTTTAACGGCGTTGGAACTGAAATTAACATTGCGGGCGGAGGCGGTGGCGGTATAGCTGGAATTTCTGTAAACGGCGTAGGCGCATACAATAATCTAATTTTTAACGGCGCGGGCGTTACCGTCTCTGGCAATCAAATCACTATTCCAGGCGGCGGTGGCGGCGGTGGAGGATTAGTTGGCACAAGCGGTAACGGTCTTGTTGTAACTTCTAACAGCGTTTCCCTTAATCTGGCTAGTATAAGTAGCCCCGGCGCTATGCCGGCGCTCCCAAATAATCCCAATCTTTTCCTTAACGGCGTTGGCGCGTGGGCTGCTCCTTCAGGCGGTGGAGGCGGCGGCATAGCTGGAATTTCTGTAAACGGTATAGGCACATACACTAATCTAATTTTTAACGGCTCTGGCGTTACGGTCTCTGGCAACCAAATAACTATTCCAGGCGGCGGCGGTGGTGGTGGCGGCGCAGTGAATCAAGTAACAAGCGGAAACGCAAGCGTTTTGCAAGTTTCGCCCACAAGCGGGAACGTTGTAATAACTCCAATAGGAACGACGGCGTCTTTCACGCCTTCGCTCAATTATTCAACTGCTGTGTTAAGTCTTGCCTCTACGACGCATAACGGCGGCATACTATCGTCGCAAGGGACGCAGTTTATTGATTTATTGCCGTTACTGGGCATAACCGTAGCAAGTTTTGCAAACCAAAACGACGCAGGCGCGAGTATGCTTTCTTCTAACACGCGAACACTTCGGCTCCGCGCTGGGACAGGCGTAACGCTGACCGGTTCAACGCCGCTACCTAATGTAGCGGATATAGTTATCAACGCGGCAGGCGGAGGCGGTGGCGGTATAGCTGGAATTTCTGTAAACGGCGTAGGCGCATACAATAATCTAATTTTTAACGGCTCTGGCGTTACCGTCTCTGGCAATCAAATAACTATTCCAGGCGGCGGCGGTGGTGGTGGCGGCGCAGTGAATCAAGTAACAAGCGGCGCTCCTTCGGTTCTTACTGTTTCGCCCACAAGCGGGAACGTTGTAATAACTCCGATAGGAACGACGGCGTCTTTCACGCCTTCGCTCAATTATTCAACTGCTGTGTTAAGTCTTGCCTCTACGACGCATAACGGCGGCATGCTATCGTCGCAAGGGACGCAGTTTATTGATTTATTGCCGTTACTGGGCATAACCGTAGCAAGTTTTGCAAACCAAAACGACGTAGGCGCGAGTATGCTTTCTTCTAACACGCGAACACTTCGGCTCCGCGCTGGGACAGGCGTAACGCTGACCGGTTCAACGCCGCTACCTAATGTAGCGGATATAGTTATCAACGCGGCAGGCGGTGGTGGAGGTAATTTACCCGCCGCAGCGCCAAACGATTTCCTTTTTTACAACGGCACATCGTGGGCGGCTTCAAACGTAGTAAAATATACCCCCACTAGCGCTGTTAGCGCTGTGTTCCATCATAAAGATAGCACGCCTACAAACGGCGTAATCTTTGCCTCTTCATCAACGTCGCTGGTTAATCAAAACATAGATATTCTTGGTTCCGTTTCTACGCAAATAAAGGGTGGTAGCATAAAAATAGAAACAAATAACGGATGTTTATACGCAGATGTAGGTCTTGGGAGTATTGAAACGGGCGCTACTTTTGTGCTTAATTCAATCGTTCTCGGCAGGTCGGACGCAAAGATAGGCTTTTTCGGCAAATTCCCTGTATCACGCCCTAACGTAACAGCCGGCAGCCTTGCCTCTTTGCAAACAGCGCTCGCAAATCTTGGACTAATCAATTTGGTTTAATTTTTTAATAATTAACATTAGTTTATTTTTTTTAAACAATTTACGATACACGCTATGAAAAAATTAATAGCTCTCGGACGCGGCACAACGCAAGCGCCAAGCGAAGACGGCAAAACGATGGAAACAAAAGAAGTCGTTTACGCTCAATATGAAGAAGAAACAAAATTCGGTAAAGGCACGATGCAACTCTTGATAGATGAAGAAACTTTCAAGAAAGTCGAAGCGCTTTTAGCAGTGGAGTAATTGCAAAGGGAGGCGCAATATGAACGCATGGGATAGGCAACCGAACGAGAGCGCAGCGCAATACAGGGCTTTTCTTTCGTACCTCAAAGAACGCAGTGTGGAAGCGGCGTACAGAGAATATATGAAAGGGAAAAAGCCGAAAAAAGCCGACAAGGGTACGGGCAAAGCCTCTGGCGCTTTCAAGGATTGGTATCGTTTTTTCAACTGGAAAAAACGGGCTGACGAATACGATTGGCATATCAATCAAAGCGCTATACAAGCAACAGTAAAGGCGCGGCGTAACGAATATGTCAAGCGCACGGAGCTATATCGTGAAATGGCAGAGCAGGCGCACGAAGCGGTAAGAAGGAAGCTAATGGGCGACAAACTCTTGGAAGGCGTTAAATTAGGCGAACTTATCGAAATGGCGCGATATTACGACGTTGAGCATTTGGCAGAAATTGAGCGGACTAATCTTTTGGAACTGCGCGCCACAATGGAACAACGATGAACATAGCACAGCAATACAAGTCGAAAATCATACGCGACGCGTTCAAGGCGCGCCCTTTGAAAACAGACGGGAGCGTGTTTGACAAAATTTCGCGCTCTAACCCGCACGAAGCTCAAAAAGTTTTGTTAGCGCAACAATCGCGGTTCAATGTGGCGGTATGTGGTCGTAGATTTGGCAAGACAGAATTAACGAAAGAGATATTGTTGCCAACGCTAAAACAGGCGTTACCATGCGCCTATTTTGCGCCGACGTATAAAATGCTCTCTTTGGTATGGAAAGATTTTAAGAACAGTTTTTACGCGGCTATTGCGGCGGTAAACGTTCAAGAAAAGCGTTTAGAGTTTAAGAATGGCTCTTCGTTAGATTTTTGGTCGTTGGATAGCTTTGATAGTGTGCGCGGCCGGAAGTACGCCTGCGGGGTCATTGACGAAGCGGCAATGGTGCGAGACTTGGAAGAAGCTTGGCTTCAGGTTATCCGTCCGACGCTCACGGATTATGCCGGCAAAGCATGGTTTTTGAGTACGCCAAAGGGTATGAACTACTTTTATACATTGTATAGTAAGGGCGTTCACGGTGAAAATGGCTGGATTTCGTGGCAATATCCAACGTCGGCAAACCCTTATATCTCTAAATCAGAAATTGAATCTGCCAGGCAAGAATTGCCAAGTTTGGTATTTCAACAAGAGTATTTGGCTGAATTTGTCGAAATGGCGGGAACGCTTATCAAGCGCGAATACTTGCGTACAGGCTCAATACCTAGCGGATTAGAATACTATATGGGCGTGGACTTGGCAATTTCTACAAAATCAACAGCAGATTATACGGCTATCGCTGTACTTGGCAGGGATAGCGCCGGTATAATATATCTTTGCGATGTTGCGCGGGCAAGATTGAATTTCCACGATGCTATGGATTGGATTTTAACGTATGCCGACAAGTGGAATGTTGAAACAATTAACGTGGAACAGACGCAATACCAAGCGGCGGCGGTGCAAGAACTGTTGTTGCGTAGCCAGCACACTGTTTGGGGCGTCAAGCCCAAAAAAGACAAGGTCACGCGGTTTATGGGGATGCAGGCGCGGTACGAGCAAGGGCAAGTAATTCACAGCCCATCAATTAGCGACGAATATGAAAAGGAATTGCTTGCGTTCCCTTACGGCGAACATGACGATATGGTGGACGCGGTAAGCTACGCGTACATGAGTTTTGGAATCAGCGTATAAACTGCATCTGTACACTGTCGAAATAAAAAATGACAATTAAAGCAATTAAAGAGCGCTTTCAAAATTTTTTGCAGCCATCTCAAAAGAGTTTTTGGGCTGTGCAGTCTAACGGATGGGATTTGGAATTACAAAACATTCGGCGGGCGTTAGGAGCATTTGATTTGTCGGTGCAAAACGCATACATACAAAACGATGCTGTTTTTGCTATTGTTTCGCGGTTTGTGTTACAATTCCAAGAGCCGGTTTTGCTTGTGCAGGATATGTTTGGCGAAACAATCCCTGACCATCCTATACGCGCCCTGTTAGCGCGTCCAAACGTGGATAGTAGCGAGTCCGACTTATACAGCTCGATTGCAACATTTTGGGCGACTGGCGGGATAGCGTATTTGCACAAATTACGCAACCGGCACGGCGCTCTTGTAGGATTGCGGGCGTATTCGTCGGCTCAAATACTGCCAAAGTACAGAGGCGGCGTCGTTTCGCATTACGAGGCAAATATCAACAACAGTCCTATACAATTGCCGATAGAGGATATTATCGCTGTCCCGTTCCCTGTGAAGGATGACATGGGGCGCGGCATCCCGCCTTTTTTACCTAGCCTCTTACAGGTTATGACAGATTCGGAAGCGACGCGGTATCTGTTTTCTGTACTGAAAAATGACGCTGTCCCGCGCACTGTCATTACACAGTCAAGCGAAATTAGCCTAGGGAATGCGCAACGGGATTTGATTAAGCGGCAATTTATGGACATTTTTGGCGGCAAGGGCAGGGGCGAGCCGCTTGTATTGCCAACAGGCGCAAACATAGAACGGGTTTCTCTTTCGTTGCAAGAGCTAACGTTGGACGCGCTAAGGAAAGTGCCCGAAGCGCGCTTGTGCGCTGCGTTGCAAGTGCCGCCCGAATTGGTGGGCTTGAGCGTGGGGCTAGAAAATAGCACATACAGCAACAAGGCAGAGGCGCGAAAATTATTCGTAGAAAATACGATGAGCGCCTTTTGGCGTTATTGCGCAGAGGCTATCGAGCGCGGTTTACGTCCTGAATTTGGGGATGAATACGAACTTGTATTTGACCTGTCGAAGGTTCTTGCGCTACAAGAAAACCAGGACGCTAAGCAGGCGCGCATCGTTACAGCATTTGAGAAAGGCATTATTACTCGTAATGAGGCGCGTTCGATGATGGGACTAGAGACATTGCCTGACCAAGACGTTTTCATTCAAGATATAGCCAAGTCCGCGCAGCAATTACCACAAGTGGGGTCTCTTGAAACTTCATCGTTTACACTCCTTGAGCAAAAGCAAAACGCCCATGCACAGCCAGGCAACAAGTCTTTTTGCGGTGGAGATGGATGCGCAGGCGAGGGATGTGCCAACATTTGCCCGAAAAATGCAGACTTTTACACGAAAGATATGGTAATGGAATGGAAGGCATGGGATGATTTAGCAGATACATTTTCAGAGACGTTGCAAAAGAGCATGAAGCCTGTGTTTGCCTCGCTAGAAAAAGAAATACTTCGTAATATCGCAAAAGCACAAAAAGACCTAAATACTGACATTGAATTGTTTGATATTGAAGATTTCCGCGATGCGCTGGCAAAAGCGACAGGCTCGAAACTCCAAGAGTTTTTGCTTTTTATTGCACGGCAAGCCGCGACCGCTGTTAATACGTCATGGGACGACATAAAAGACGATTTTGCTAAACAGCTAGGGAATCTTTTCGGCGTATCTATTGAGCGCATTACAGGCGTGGCGGACACGCTACGCGAAGAGTTGCGGGCTTTCATCCAAACCATTGCCGACAAACCCATTGCAGAGGTAACGGAACAGTTGCAAGCGCATTTTGGGAATGTTTTGGGTAGCCCCGCGCGTGTGGCGCGAATAGCGCGAACAACAGCGACGGCGGCGACGGCTGGCTCGCAGCGCGCAACGTGGGAAATTGCAGGTTTCAAAGTGGCATGGCTTACACAGCGGGATGGGAAAGTACGCCCCGCGCATAGAGCTATGGACGGCGTAGAGGTGGATGTAGGTGAAAAATTCCGATACGTTGATGAAAACGGCAACATTGTAGAGGGCAACTATCCTGCGAACATGAGTACTGCGAGCGGGTCGGTAAATTGTCGCTGTTATTTAAGACCAATCCGCAAATAACCGCTAAAAACTAACGCTATGCCAACAAAGAAAAAATTTTCGACACGTGCAGAAATATTGCATACGACCGATGCAATTAATGAAAAAAAACGTAAATTGCGACTACATATCTCGCAATGCCAACGCCAAGACAGGTCACCCCTTTACGGAGCATTGCAGGATTGCGATGAAAAAACGCTCGCAACGCTCACAGATGTTTTCTCTATTGTTCTTAAAAGGCGCATATGCTAAATGTAGCTATATTTATGCTGGTCGGACTTAGTTGTTTTTTTCTTGGTATTTTTATAGGCGCTCTTTTGATTCAAATTGCTGAATCCAAAAAGCGGGAAAAATTAGAGAAAGAAAACAAAGACATGTTGGCTTTGAAGTTTGCGGAAGCATACCAACTAGCACAACAGCAAGCCGCTTTTATTGAAAAGCAATGCGCAGATATTAAGGAATTGCAAACAATGTTAGATATGAGAGCAGCGCGGCGCAACTAGCTAGCGTTTGTAATTAAATTCAACTTTAGATAGCAATCGCGCCAACGCCTCACGGCGTAAGCGCGTTTCCCGGAAGCCTCCTATGCGATTTTTATTATTATGAATACAAAAGACTTTTTTTTGCGAGAATACAAGGCGACCGATGAAGGGAATGGCACAATAAGCGGCTATTTCTCGGTATTTGGCAATGTTGATAGGTCGAATGAAATTGTTGTAAAAGGCGCTTTCCAGAATACGATACCGCAATTTCTGAAGAGCGGTTTTATCGCTTCAAATCATGAGTTTAGCAGCGTACCGATTGCCATGCCTTTACAGGCGTATGAAGACGAAATAGGTCTTTTTGTAACGGCGGAATTTCACAGCACGCCGAAGGCGCAGGAAATGCGGAGGACGGTGCAAGAACGCGTCGCTAAGGGCTTGGAAGTGAAAACATCAATTGGCTATCAAGTCAATGACGCGGAATACAACACAGAGGGCGTAAGGCTCTTGAAAGATTTGGAATTATTTGAGTGCAGTATTGTGAACACCCCTGCAAATCCTCGTGCCGCTTTAACCAGCGTAAAGTCGTTGCTTGCTAACGATATGACGCTTGAAGAGCAGCACGAAATGACGCTTGCTGTCATTGACCACTATGCAAGGAGAATGAAGGAATATAAGGCGCTAAAAACGAAAGATGGGCGCGCTATTTCCAAACGCACTAGAGAGAGGCTCTTATCGGTGCTTGAGGCTCTTGATAGTTTGGAAACGCCAAAAGCCATCTTACGGGAGTTAGTCGCTGAAAGGGACGCTATAGAGGCGGAACTATTGGCGCAACAAGCGGCGCGCGAAGACGCCCTTAAAGCGAAACAAACGGCGCTCAACAAACTAAAAGCTGCAAGTTTGACAGCAACACTATTATTATCGTAGAGGTTAAAATATGGGTCTCGTAGAACAAAAAAATACGGCTATTGAGCGTATGCGCGCACTCTCTGGAGATGTGAAGTCCCTTATCGAGAAAGTGGAAGCGGGTACGGCAACGGCTGAAGAACTGGCAAGCGTTGATACAAAAAGCGCTGAAATTAAGCAACTAGAATCCGAATTGAAAACGCTCAATGCCCTTATTGAACAAAAAGAAGCGGCGGCGAAAGCGGCAAAAGAATGGGCGAAGCCAATAAACGATTTTGGTCAAAAATTGGACAGCTTGGCAACTATGGGCAACGAAACGAAGAACGCCACAAACGCAGATACGTTTCTCTCTTCGCAGGAGTTCAAAAATATATCCGATAGTCTCGCGCAATTTAAGGGACAACTTCCCAAAGGGTTCCGTGTAAATACGCAGCCTGTGGAGGTGAAAACGCTTATCAACACAGGCGTAAGTAGCTTTGGGAATATGATTAGCGCAGAGCGGTTGCCTGGTCTCGATACGGTTGAGTTTTCTAAACCGCTGACGCTCCTTAATCTTATCACTCGTTCACAAACGAGCAGCAACATTGTCGAATACCACATTCATACTGGATTTACCAATAGCGCGGCGAACGTCCCTGAGGCGACGGCAACGGGTGGCGGTTCGGGCGCAAAACCTGAATCTGGCATGGGTGTAGTAACAACGCAACAGGCGCTTGTGCGCACGATTTCCCACTACTTGCCCGTTACGCGACAAGCATTGCAGGATATACCCGCGCTGCGCACGCTTATTAACCAGGCTCTTACGTTTGGCATGCAAGAGCGCTTGGAATCCCAAATTTTGAGCGGCGACGGGTTAGGTGAAAACTTACTTGGCATCTTGAATACGCCTGGTATTACTACTATCCCATTCAACGGCGATGAGTTTGACACGCTGCGTACTGCATTAACGGCGGTGCAAATTGGCGGGCGTACCAATCCAAATGCGATTGTTATTCACCCTAACGATTGGGAATTGTTGGAAACGAAAAAGGATACAACGGGTCAGTATTTTTCTGGCAATCCTTTCCGCAATACGACATTTTCGGCTAACATTTGGGGCGTCCCTGTCGTAACAAACGAGAGCATTACCCCCGGCGAAGCGCTTATTGGCAACTTTGCTTTTGCTACCCTGTGGGAATCTCTTTCGCCTGTCATTTTATTAAGCGATTCACATTTAGATTTTTTCACCCGCAACCTTATTGCGCTATTGGGCGAAATGCGAGCAGCCTTCGGCGTTATTCGCCCATCTGCTTTCAAACGCGTTGCATTAGCATAACACACTATGACATACATACCAAATACAAGCATTTGGGCGTCTGAAAACGGCAAGGAAATTTACTATCAGGATGACCCGCCTAAGGGCGTCCGCGCCGTCTTAATTGCCTCGCGCGGGAAGGTAGTAAATCCGTTTTTTGTGAAAAAGTATGGTCTCAAAGAGCAGCCGCAAACGGCTGTGGTTGAGCCTGTGCCGGACGTTGAAACGGTTTCGGAGCGGCACATCGCTGAAAAGACGCATACGGAAGTAGAAACGAAAATTGTTGAGCCGGAAACGCCTGAAAAGGGTTTTAATCCTAAGCGCACAAAACACGAACGGCAATGATAACTCTTGGCTATCTGAAATCACATTTGCAGATAACATCTAACGCATTTGACGGCTTGCTTAACGATTATATCGCATGGGCAACAAAGCAGATTGAAGATTACTGCGAACAGCCTGTGGCGGTAACGCTGCGAACTATCCCCGTGAAATCGTATGAAATATTACCTGTAAATGTGCTTTCGATAGCAAGCGTACAAGGGCGCAATAGCATACAACAGGCATGGCAAACACTGTCGTTGCTTGATTATACGCTAGTAACGCAAGATTTGACGCGTCAGTACCTAGAAATCCGTTCTAATTTTTGGCAGTACCAAGCTTCTTTGCTCGTTGGCATATCACCCGTACCGGCTCCAATAGTGCGTGTTTGCTATGAAATTTGCAAAGAAGCGGCGCAAAACGACGGCATTTTGGGCGGTGAAGAGACATTTAGAGTATCGCAAATTGCTAAATCTAAGGGCGGGGACACGCAAACTACGGTATTGGCGAATCTGTCAAACGCGCATAAGGCGCTTTTGGCTCCGTATAAAATTGTGAGGCTCTCCTAATGGAAACACCAATACAACGCATAGAAAAGCGGTTGCCAGAGATTATCAAAGGCGCGCTTAAGCGTGTTCCCGTGCTGTTTCAAGGGTATATCGGCGTCCAGATGGGCGACGGGCGCGGCAAAAACCTACGCAACACTACAAACCGACTAAATATACAATCTGGTCGGCTTATAAAATCGTTTTTGCCAAATTCTCCCGAAAACATTACACGATTTACGCAATCTGGCACAAAATTCGGCATTGAGATTGGTACGAAAGTTCCATACGCGCGGATTCACGAAGGAGGCGGTATAATACCGCGAACGGAAAAACAACGCCGGTACTTTTGGGCGATGTTTTACAAAACAAGCGACGTGAAATATAAGTATATGGCGCTTAGTAAAACCCCGTTCACGATTAGGGCGCGCCCTTATTTTAAGCCTGCGGCGGATGAATTTTTGCGAGACGGCGTACCATTATTGCAAAAAATTATTCGACAAGCAATCATAGACGAAATGGCATGAATAAACGCGAACATTTCCACAATAGTATTTATGCACGCTTACAGACTATCGCAGGTTTGGGCGTGTATCATACCTACGTGGAGCGTCGCAATTACAAACGCCCTTTTGTGGTTGTAAGCATTGACCCTGCGCAGATGCAGCCGGAATATTACGAAAATGCAGAGCTGTCGCACAAGCGGGGAGAATGTATGGTAGCCATCCGGCTTTTCATCCGCGCCGCGTCTAATGACGTTGATGGGCTTGGATTGCTTCGGCAAGAGTATAATTTATGGGTACACCTAATTGAAACGGCGCTAGATAATTTTCAGCTAACGCCTGAAAAATTCGGCACAATGATAGTCGAAAACGCTGTTTGTAGCGTGGTATCGGAAGCTCCGCTATTTGATGACGCGGAACAAGACGGCGAAGGCATAATATTCGCTCGGATTGACTACACGCAGCGATATGAATAAAAAATTGGTTTTCATATCACACTAATTGAAAGACGAACATGGCTAAATACTCACGAAAAGGCGCGGGTAACCTTTTGCGCGTTTACGAGATAGACACAGCGCATACGACGCCTGCGGGCACTCTTGAAATAGAGTTTAACCAAACGTTTGCATCGGCGTTCACAAAGCAGGATTCAGGCGCGTGGGAAATTGCTTTAGACCAAGATATGGTCAATAAAGAGTTTTGGGCGTTCCTGAAAGATTTTGCTATTGCAGGCGGGACGGCAACCGATGACGAGTTCTACGAAGATGGCACAATTGCGGAAAAAGTGGCAAGCGTTTCATCGGGCGGCTCTGTCCGAAACATTATGGTTGTATGGCACGGTGAATCGCATCCGAAAGTACCGAGCGGCAACGAGCG